TTGAAGAAGTAGCCTACAGCGGGGGTGATGGTGAATGACAGAATCATTTAGCCTTCTCGATGTAACCACAGGTGTGGATCTCACGCCCTGGATCATTTCCTATGAGTGGTCCGGGGACCTGGAACAGGCGGGCCGGAAACTGAATTTTAAAATTGCCTATACCACAAAGGACCAGGCATGGACGAACCCCACAGTCAATCTAGGGGACGAGGTTATGCACTACTGCATCGCCCCAACGGCTGGCGGCCAGTTTGACCTTTTCCACGGGAAAATCTTTATGCAGAGCCGGGAAAGCAGCTCCTACGAGATGGAATTTGTTGCCTACGATAAGCTGATTTATCTGGCAAAATCCAAATACACGTTGAAATTCTCGAAAGCGCCTGTGAAGGACGTTCTCTCCACGGTAGCCAGCAAGGCCGGTTTGACCCTGGGCCGTGTGGCTGATGATTTGACATACACCGTCGACTTTGTGGCCGACGGAATGACCGGCACGGAAATCATTAAGAAAGCCCTGGAACAGGGACGAAAGAAATCCGGGAAAAGCTATCACATCTATCTAGATGCCCAGGACCGGCTGAACGTCGTCAGAGCTGACACGATCATCCAGGGGTATGCAATCACCGATATGACCAATCTGACCACAGCCAGCCACAGCGCCAGCATCGAGGATATGGTCAACCGGGTGGAAATCACTGACAAGGACGGCCATGTAATCGGGGCTGTGACCAACTCCAATGACGTCAAAGCCTATGGCACGATTCAGGGCGTGTATAAAGTCGACAACAAACAGGATACACAGGCCAGTGCCAAAGCCCTACTGAAAAGCGTAAGCGAGCATAGCGAGGTCGAAGCCCTGGGCAACATCCAGTGCATTGCTGGATATGCGGTTGAAATCCAGGAAGAGCAGCTGAAAGGGACCTTCTTGATCGTATCTGATTCTCATACCATCGAGAACAACCGACACATGATGAAGCTGACGCTGCGTTATCTAGATCCGAAAGCAAGTCTAGAGATCACCACAGAAGGAAGCACTGGTGGTACGACTGTAAATGCGGATGGATTAGACACGGGGGCTGATGCCTGGCTGGGAACCACCATGGATAACGGAACGGAAGGATGTGTGGAAGCAGCAACGAAAGTCGGCAGCTATTACAGCCCGTTCCTGGCACAGGAGCAGCAAGCGGGGGTTGTCAACGTGGATACGCTGTGCGCCGATGCTGGTGATCAAGTAATCGATTTTGACGCATCACAGCTGGAAAAAGGCGACGTTATCGTTTATGGAGACAATGACCATGTGGTCATTTACGATGGCCAGGGCGGCTACATTGGAAACAGCAGCAGCCAGGATATGGTCATCCATGGATCGGATTATAACGAAATGGGCGACTTGACCCCGAGCAAAATCATCAAGACGTCGAGAATGTAGGGAGGCCACAATGAAGAAAAACCCATACAGTGAGCTCCTTGGAATCATGAACGGCGTGGGGAGAAATAACCAGAGCCCGGTTATCCAGATCGGGACCATCCTGGAGCCACCGCCCAACATCAAGGTGAGATACAAGAGCATCATTCTGGAAGCTGCCGAATGTTATATAAGTGAATATCTTCTGACCCAATATAAGAGATCGGCAGAAGGGAATATAAAAACAATCACAGAAAACGCAGCAGGAGGATCTGGTGACGCTCAATATGCAAGCCATGCCCACACAGTCAATCACTACTACTCGGAATCCTGGATTACAACGGATACACTGAAGCCTGGTGACAAGGTTGCCATCATGCCGTGTGAATCCGAAGATGGCACCAGCCAGACATACATTATCCTGGACAAAATCGTCCGTCCGAATCGAGGTGCATTTTAATGAACCCTTTCATCGCCGGGCCTATCACCCAGACCGCCAAAAGCTACACGGCGAACCTGCCGGAGCTCCAGGAACTGGCATGGGACTTTACCCATGATACCTTCGTTCACGACAATGATGGCCGCTTGAAAACGGTCACAGGGAACGAGGCTTTGAAGGTCTGGATCTACAAAGCCCTGAAGACGGAGCGCTATCGCTACATGGCCTATCTCCACGGCGACTACAACGCCGAAGGTAACTATGGTACAGAACTGGAACGTTTCATCGGCACAAGGTCCAACTCCGAAATCAGCACCACGGAAATCAAGAGATACATCAAGGATGGGCTCCTGGTGAATCCATACATCAAGAGCGTGGACGCCATCGAGACAACCGTCAGGGATGGAGAAAACCTGACGCTGACTGTCAATCTGACAAGCGTCTACGGCAGTACGTCCATCACAGTAGGAGGTGAATAGGATTGTTTGAAACACAAAGCAAGGACGAAATCCAGAAACGCATGGCGGCGGACCTTTCCGCCATGCACCCAAACAGCACCATCGAAGGCAGCTTCGGCAGGGACGTCATTAATGCTACCAGCGTGGAATTTGAGAAAACTTATGCAGAGCTCTCCCTGGTGAACCAGGCAGGATTTGCCCAGACCAGCTGGGGAGACTATCTGGAAAACATCGCTGAAGAACATGGCGTCTTTAGACGGGCAGCTGTCCAGGCCATCGGAACTGTCACTGTGACCGGCACGGGTACTGTCTCCCAGGGTGCACTGTTCCAGACCCAGGACGGCACGGAATTTACGGCCACGGAGACCGTCAAGGTCACCACCATGGCAGACATCCCCGTGAAAGCTGTGGAGTATGGTGCCAAAGGCAACGTGGCCGCCGGGGCCATTACGATCATCCCCATGAGCATCCCCGGCATCACCCGGGTAACCAATGCCAAAGCCACATACGATGGATTTGACGAAGAAACGGACGATGAGCTCCGGGAACGGCTGCTGTTTAAGGTGCGCCAACCGGCTACCTCTGGCAACATAAACGACTACATCGAGTGGGGAACCAGCGTGGAAGGCGTGGGGCACATCACGGTTGTCCCTCTTTGGAACGGCAATGGGACTGTGAAGCTGCTGGTGACTGACTCTAACGGCCAACCGGCCAGCCCGGACCTTTTGTCCAGGGTGACAGAAAAAGTGGAAAGTATGCACCCCATCGGGGCTGACGTGTCCGTTATCGCTCCCTCCGTACTGGGCTTGACCATTGCCCTTACGCCCACCAAAGGCGGGGGAGATGCCGATGCCATTAAGAAGGTCCTCAATAAATATTTCCTGAGCAAGCAGTATACGGAGAAAAAGGTCAGCTATGCCAAAGTCGGACAGCTGATCATTGAGAACGCCGACACGACCCAGGTGGAAGATTACGACAACCTCACCATCAATGGAGCCACAGCCAACATCGGTGTGGACACTGACCAAATCCCATCCATCGTGGAGGTGGTCCTGAATGCCTAACTTTAGACTGCTGCGAGACAGCGACCCGGACGTCAGCAAGTACCTGCCTCTGTTTCTCATCAACGATAAAACCTTTAAATCCTGGCTGGACACACAGAGCGAGGAACACAAGCGCATCTGGCTGGACATCATCGATGCCTGGAAACAGTGCTACGTAAATGAGGCCACCTGGGGCCTGTCTGACTGGGAAGCCTTTTTGGGGATCCCGACGGATGAAAAGCTGTCCTACACAGTGAGACGGGCGACGATCATTGCCAAAATGAACGGCACGCAGACGGTGACCAAAGAATTCCTGGAGCGTACCATCAACAGCTTCACCAGCGATAAATCCAGCCGTGTGGTGGAACATCCAGACCAGTACAGCGTTGACATTTACCTGCCTAATGGTGGTGTTCTCTCTTTCGAGGAAATGGACAAGGCCATCCGGACGTTTATGCCAGCTCACATCGGCTGGCGATATATCTATCAGACCTACGTCAACGGCAGCCAGTACATCGGGGGTGTGCTCCGTCCCGCCCGGACCATCATGGAGATGGGCAGGCTGAAAGGTGACAAGCTGACCGGTCAGAGCGTGCTACGACTGGACAAGGCCATCGACTACGTCAACGGGGATGGGCAAATCCAGACCACACCGGATGGAGCCAAGACCAACGCCGTGCTGGATTTCACGCCTACGACCATCAGTCCCTGTTCATCCGCTCCCATCGGAGCCACAGACGGTATTTTCTACGTCAGCGGAGATGGCAGCGTCAAAACGATTAGTTAGAAAAGGAGTGAGATAATGGCAGAATTTCACAACATCACCGTCACCAATGACGGCATGAAGCTGATTTCCCTGGCCTCTGCCATGCAGAAGCCCATTGTATTTGACCGCATGGACATCGGGGATAGCAGACCGGCAGATGCCAGCAAGGTGGCGTCCCTGACCGCTGTGGTCAGCAAGCGCATCGAGGCGACCATCTCCGATATCAGAGTGGTCACCAATGCCGATGTCAGCGAAGCCCGCTATCGCATCCTGGGCAAATACAGCAACAGCACCTTGACAACGGGCTTTAAATTGTCAGAAGTCGGCGTGATTGCCCACGTCGAGTCAAACTACTACCAGGATTCCGGCTGGAACGGCTACGCCGGCGAGAACTTGCTCTTCGGCTATTTTTATGCGGATGATGGGAAAGAAGACTGGCTGCCGTCCAAAGATACGCCCATGGACGATTTGCAGATGGGCGCCTATTTTACGGTCAGCAATGCCACCAGCATTGCTGTCTACATCAACGAAGAAGACAACGTTAGCCGCTCCGATTTCAACGCCCATCTGACCGACAAAAACGCCCACTCCGATGTGATCGGCTGCACAAGCACGTCCGACGGCGACCGAGGGTTTGTTCCTCAGCCTAAAAAAGGCATGCAGGATAACTATTATCTGGGTGCAGACGGCACCTGGAAGCAGGTCAAGCAGCGGTCCGTCAAGGACATCATCGACATCATCTATCCGGTTGGATTTGTCATCGCTACCACTGGCGACCAAAACCCAAACCAGCTGTGGCCTGGCACAACTTGGAAACGCACGTTGCAGGGCCGTGTGCCTATCGGGGCCGGCGAATACTGGGAAAACGGGAAAAAGTTTAGCTATTCCGTAGGGGATACGGGCGGCGAAGCTGAACACAAACTCACTGAGAGTGAACTGGCAAAAATCACGCCTAAAATTGCGTCGTCTACGCTGGCTGTATCTAGGGTTGCACAAATTCATGGGGTCGTTACAAATTACTCGTCAACCAACCAATACAAAGATGTTCCGAAAAATGGTTGGTCGGGAACAATTGTCAGCGGTGAAGAATCGGGCGGAGGGAACAAGGACCACGGAATAGAGGTCCGCAACGTCCTTGAAACCTTGTCCCCGTCTATTGCAATAGCTTCTATCGGGGGGGACGAACGGCATGAAAACCGTCCCCCGTTCCAAGGTGTTTGTTATTGGGTCCGAACCCAATAGGCTACGCCGCTATACGGCATGCGGTTTTCATGAGCGGCCCCGCCGCCAAAACTGGAAATTTCAACACTGTGAGAATGGTTTCCTGCGGCTTTTGTATTTTGCCATGTGGCCCAAGAACTGGCTCCGTTATAAGATTGATTATTCCCCGTTTGGTTAGAAACATTAAGGTACTGATGAGTGTGGTTTCCAGTTGTACTACATGATGCCTTAGGCGTGATTCTAGGCAGTTCACTCTCAGTGAAAGGAGATAAAAATGCATGTTTTTCAGATTTTAAAAAATAATGTTTTGATCATCGACGGCGACCGCACATACAGCGATACCGTCGATAATTTTTTACTCGACGCCGGGGCTGTATCCGTCCCGGAATCCGTAGTCTACGACGATGCTCAAGAGTGCTGCATAGTTGATAGGGAGTTTTTGCCATATCCCAACGGCACCTACAGCGGCTACTGTGAGCGCATCCAGGACCTGCTGGATGCCCAGGCTAAACGTACCTACGTACCACCGGCTGAACCGACGGAAGAGGACCAGAAAGCAGCCCTCAAAGCCGACTATGACAGCGCGGTTAAGGAACTGACCGACAGCATGGCTGTAGCTCTCCTGACCGGCGACACGGACGCTCAGGAAAGTATCCGGGCAGATTTTAAAGACCTGCAAGCCCAATACAAGGAGGCGATGGAGAATGTTTAAGATCCCGAAGCGTTGCGAATATTGCGCTCACAAGCTGGTGGACGATAAATGCGTAAACCCGGCCTGCATTGCTTATAAGCCGGAACAGCAAGCCGATGAAAAGAAGGATGGTGAGTCTAAATGACGACAAGAGCAATCGTGCCCAACGGCGATGGCGAAGGATCCCTTGGTATTGAAGGGTTAAATTGGGGAGCTATGTACGTCTCGTCACCGGAAAAGGACGATAACTCTCAGAAAGTGCCTACCACGGCGTGGGTCCAGAAGCTCCTGGCCGATGCCCTGGCTAAACAAAAAGCGGCCTACGAGCAAGCCATCAGCACGGCAGTTTCAGCCGCCCAGACGAAAGCAAAGCTCGACGCCCACCCCGTCGGCTCGTACTACTTCAGCGACAAAAGCACCAGCCCCGCTGACCTGTTCGGCGGTACGTGGGAAGCCCTGCCAGCA